TATGCAGTTCCTATTTCTGTTGCTATTAAAGGGACTTCTATTAATTGCTTTAATGCTGCTTTAGTAAATCTAACTTCTTTTCCGTCTTTATCTTCTATTCCACTCCACCCCGCTAAAACTTCTGTGCAAACCTCTTGATCAGTTACATCGCCTTTACCAACTAGATCTAATAACTCTTTAATTCTTGATTGTTTTAGCCTTTTAAAAACGCATTTAAACGAATGTTTTTCGTACTTACCATTATCAACAGGTAATTCAATGGAACAGGGCCAAGAATATGTATCGTCTTGGTCTAAGACTAGAGCCATTAGTATTTAATATCTATGCGTAGGGTAGACCCTATATTACGCTAACGCAATGTTAAGTGAATTTAAGCTCGAACTCGTTATTGCCTGCCTCTGTAGGAATTGCACGATAAGGAGCGTTAAGCATCCAAACCATGTCACTTTCTTCATAGGTAATCGGGCCTAAATCTGTCTGTGGGCAACTTACCTGACACTTATTACCTGCCTGCGTTCCATGAATCAAAATATTATTTCCTTGTGCGGAATTACTAGCACTATCGATAAAGTTCTTAGCGCTCATTGCAACCGCTTCTAATACGACTGTTCCCGTAGGTTTTCTATCTGTGATTTGTACGGTATCAGTTGAACCAACTAACGATCTAAAAACAACTTCATTCGCCATATCAAACGACCAAGATTGACAAGCCCCTGCATAACTAAATAATTGGAAACCTGTTGTATTTGAATTACCAAAAGCTACAGGCGTTGCTTGATTTGATTTCGTTGGAGTCGGAATTGCACTGTCTGTCGGTGTTGCAAATGTTCCTGTAAAAGTAAAGTTAATTACTGGCAATTCTCCAGCGGTCATTTCGATATTAAAACTTCCGCGACTTCCTTTTACAAGTTGTCTAACACCATTATAGTTCACATAAAAAGTAACACTATCCCCCGCTGTACTTGAGTTAGGTGAATAGGTAACAGAAGTAGAACTTACAATTGCCTGCGTCATATTACAGGCCTTGAGTAAATCGCCATATTTAGGCGCAGTTCCGGCGGTTCCAGATCCGCTTAGGTAGCAACTGAAAGTAACGTTTGCTCTTTTATTAACTAACTCAACAGGATAATTTCCGAAATAACCGCTTATGATTTGGCGTTCTGCCTCGTCACTAACAATCGGTTCGATATTAAGATCTAATACCTCTAAATAGTTTGCGCTACCCGTGGGCGTGGGGTCGGTTCCATAGCTTGACTCGATCTTATAAAGCAGTTGCCTTAGTCTGTAACTTTTAGCCATTACCAAAACGTGAACCTATGCAACTATATTAATCCCTTATTGCTATTAAGACGTATTAACTTGAAAGATCTGTAGTTGTTGTTTGATAACGCACTAAATAAGAACAAGTCATTACACCAATCGGGCTATCACCATCAATCGTTTCAAAAGCTTGGCTTGTTGGTGCTATGTCCATACATTCACCCCCTAGCGTTACATCATTCATTATTTTTGAGTGCATAGAAAGTAACGTTGCATCTATGCCCTGATCGGGTACATCCCCAGAACAAAGAATCGTAACGGTTACAGTTAAAGACCAAAAAATTGAAGACGCCGAAGTTTCTAGTGACGCATCATCGTTAGACCATTCAATTATTAACGCTGGGAGCTGGCTTCTTTGCGCCAGTGGAATAGTCCGGCTTCTGTAGATTCTTGTAGAAACTCCCGTTGTTCCAGCTAACGCCGTCTTAATTGCTGCAAGTATATCTTCCCTTTTTGATGCCATTTTTTAAACCTTTTCTAATGAAATTTGACAAGTGAGGCCGTCAATATCTTTTTCACAAGTACGAACTTTATAATTCACCCCGCCAACACTAATTGCTTCGCCTCCGACAAGGTTTCCAAAATCTGATGATTTGCAATGTAAAACCCTATCGACATATAAAACTTGATCGCCTGCAACAATCGATGTTGGCTCATCTAATATTCCCTTTCCCGTAACACCTCCAGCAACAACAGTCACCGCAAGATCAGAAAATATTGCATCTAGTGAATCAGTTGCTATCGCCATTTGTTGAAATTACTTTTGCCTTTTTAGGCTTTGGT